GCCAAGCTGTTCGATGCCGTAGCCAGAGGGGAGAAGAAGCGAATCATCATCAACCTCGCTCCGCGTCATACCAAATCTGAGTTCGCATCTTATCTGTTTCCGGCATGGTTCTTAGGTAAGTTTCCTAAGAAAAAGATCATGCAGGTGTCGAACACAGGGGAGTTGGCGGAAGGTTTTGGTAGAAAAGTGCGAAATCTGCTGGATACTGAAGAATACAGAAGCATTTTTCCAGAGGTCGAACTCCGCTCAGATTCCAAGGCAGCAGGGAGATGGAATACAAATTACAACGGGGAATACTACGCTTGCGGTATCGGTGCAGCGCTAGCAGGGCGAGGTGCTGACATTGCCATTATTGACGACCCACATACTGAAGCCGAAGCGCTAACAGCTATTTTCAATCCCGGTGTGTACGATAAAGTGTACGACTGGTACACATCAGGTATTCGGCAGCGTCTGCAGCCGGGTGGGGCTATAATCATCGTACAAACTCGTTGGTCACTCCGTGACTTGACGGGCCAAGTGCTGGAAAATTCGCAAAACAATAAAGGGGCGGATAAGTGGGAGGTGTTTGAGTTTCCTGCGATTATGCCTTCAGGCAAACCATTGTGGCCCGAATACTGGAAAATAGAAGAGTTAGAGGCCACAAAAGCTTCACTTAATAACCCCGGTAAATGGCAGGCGCAGTACCAACAGAACCCCACCAGTGACGAAACCGCCATAATCAAGCGGGACATGTGGAACACATGGAAAAAGGATAAGCCTCCAAAGTGCGAGTACACGTTGATGAGTTTCGACTGTGCCTTTGAAGCCAAGCAAACGGCAGACTACAGTGCTATGACTCTGTGGGGGGTGTGGTACAACGAAGAAGAGATGGAAGAGTGCGTCATTCTTTTGGACGCATGGCGAGGTAAGCTGGAGTTCCCAGAGTTGAAGGCAAAGGCATTGGAGCTATATAAAGAGCATGAGCCTGACAGCGTAATTATCGAAAAAAAGGCCAGTGGTGGACCCTTAATATACGAACTAAGAAAGATGGGTATCCCTGTGCAGGAGTTCACGCCCTCAAGAGGTAACGACAAAATAGCCCGCCTCAATGCTATCGTAGACGTATTCGCTTCTGGCAAGGTGTGGGCACCCGACAGGCGTTGGGCTGAGGATGTAATTGAAGAAGTGGCCAGTTTCCCGAACGGTAGGCATGATGACTACACCGACACCTGCTTCGTCGCAGGCACTTTGGTCTTGATGGGAGATGGCGCAGAAAAAGCAATAGAGCATATTAAACCCGGTGAAGAAGTCATGACTCCAGTGGGGCCAAGGCGTGTAATAGATGCAGGGTCTACTGGAGCGCAATACACGTATACCCTAGCAGGGCTGGAAGGCACAGCGGGGCATCCTATTTTTACAAACAGAGGGTGGATAGGCTTGCTCAGCCTTAAACCGAATGATAAAATACTAACCCTATCAACAAGAGCGGGTGATGTATGGCACAAAGACAAGACAGAATCACTGTACGATTCAACGGTAAGCTATATCAAAAATATAGTGACAGACCTTATTTTGAACGTGTGGGTGGGCGGCATTTGCTTCACAGAGATGTGTGGCAGTTTTATAAAGGGGCTATTCCAGAAGGCGCTCATGTCCACCACATCGACGGGGACACCAGCAACAACGCTATCGAGAATCTGGAGATGCTACCTGCAGAAAAGCATAGAGAGTTGCATAGGCCGCAAGTATCAGAACGATCACGAACACCTGAGAACTTGTCCCATTTGGCTTCGATTCGCCCTTTGGCTGCAGAATGGCATAAATCAGAAGAAGGCAGGGCATGGCACAGAGAGCATACGAGAAATAGCTTACATAAACCCGGAGTTGCAAAAGCTTACAGCAGAGTCGTACCAGTGGAAAAAGTCTGCGATGTATGCAGACAGGTCTTCTTATCTAAAAACCCTAAACGCCAACACACCTGCTCTCAACAGTGCTATTCGCGCAAGCAAAATCTACAACGAACAGTTTCTCGTCGGGAGAATGCCAAAGAGCGAAATTGCCCATATTGTGGCCAAGCATTTAAGTCCGTCTACTCCAGCAAGAAATTTTGCTCTCCCAAATGTAAGCAAGATCACGGAAATGCCGCAAGCAAGCGCAGGCGGGAAGAAGGAAGTGTTCAATCTGATGGTTGAGGAGTGTCCAATGTACTATGCTAACGGTGTGTTGGTGCATAATTGCTCTCAGGCCCTTAACAGGATACGAAAAGGAGGTATGGTACGAACAAGACACGATGAGGAAGAAGGAGACAGTAGACTTTACCGGCGCAAAGCCGCTTATTATTAGGAGAAGAGGATGATAATAGCTGACGTACCGAGAAGGGCATTTAAGGGGATGACGCTAGAAACAGCAATCGAAGAAATGGAAAAAATAGCAAGCAAAATGCCAAAACCAAAAATGTTACCAGAGCAGTACGACGCATGGGAAAAGTACATCCGCGAGGAGTACGGTGCAAAAAAGGAAAAAGGGGCCAATGCCAAAATGTACGGTGGAGATCATTACCTAAAAATGCCTATACAACCTTGGGATGCCATAGACGGGTTCGACCATGCACAGGCTATTGGTTTTTACAGAGGGTCGGCATTGGCCTACATAATGCGAGCAGGGTCCAAAGGACCGGCTAGAGAAGATTACGAAAAAGCGCTACACTATTTAGAGAAACTCCTCGAAATTTTATAGGACACCACACATGGCAATTCTCCCTTTAAGTAACGTCGATAAAGCTCTGTTATCGGAATCCCCTCTGTTGCAAGACAATGACGAAGAGCCCATTGAGATTATCATCGGTGATCCAGAGGGGGAGTTGCTTGAGTCTGTAGAGGTAGAGATTGATGAAGAGCCTTCGTTCGACGCGAATTTGGCGGAATACCTTGCTGAGTCTGCTCTCACTTCCCTTGCCTCCGAACTCCTCACCGACTTTGACAACGACAAGAACGCTCGTAAAGAGTGGGAACAAACCTATGTAGATGGGTTAGATTTGCTGGGTCTGCAGTTGGAAGAGAGAACGGAGCCTTGGAATGGTGCCTGTGGGGTGTATCACCCGATGTTGACGGAAGCGGCGATTAAATTCCAAGCTGAGATGATTGCAGAAACCTTTCCTGCGCAGGGTCCGGTAAAGACTAAGATTGTGGGGAAAGAGACGCGAGAGAATGAGGAGGCCGCTGCGCGCGTTGCAGAGGATATGAACTACCAGCTGACTGAAAAGATGCAGGAGTTTCGCCCAGAGCACGAAAAGATGCTGTGGAGTCTCTCCCTTGCTGGTGCTGCGTTCAAAAAGGTCTACTTCGACCCCTCCCTCAATAGGCAAGTCAGTATGTTTGTACCGGCAGAAGACTTGTATATCCCCTATGGGGCCAGTGATGCGCGAACCGCGCCACGAGTCACGCACTTGATGCGTAAAACCGAGAACGAAGTCAGAAAACTGCAGTACGCAGGGTTCTATAGAGACGTAGACCTTGGAGAGCCAAGCAAAGATTTAGATGAAATTCAGTCTCGAAAGGATGAGGCAGACGGATTCAGTGCGATTAACGACGATAGATTTAGGCTTTTAGAGATTCACACCGAACTCGACTTAGAAGGGTTTGAGGATATTGATGCGGATACAGGCGAAGAGACGGGAATTGCCCTACCTTTTGTCGTTACGGTAGAGAAAAGTACCCAGAAAATCCTCTCAATTCGCCGTAATTGGGACGAATATGACCCTCTGAAGCGGGCTAAACAGCACTTCGTGCAGTACACCTACATACCGGGCTTTGGAGCTTATGGCTATGGTCTGATTCACTTGGTAGGTGGGTTTGCAAAGAGCGCTACCAGTATTGTCCGTCAGCTAATCGACGCAGGTACGCTATCCAACCTCCCCGGGGGGCTCAAGACCAAGGGAATGCGAGTTAAAGGTGATGATACGCCCATCATGCCGGGAGAATGGAGAGATGTAGACGTAGCGAGTGGGACTGTTCGAGATAACATCATGCCGCTCCCCTACAAGGAGCCTAGTGCTACGCTGTTCCAACTGCTCCAGAACGTAGTCGAAGAGGGCCGCAGGCTGGCAGCGGTAGCTGACGTAAAGTTTGACTCCATGAGCGGAGAGGCTCCGGTCGGTACGACGCTGGCTATTTTGGAGCGGACGCTCAAGGTCATGAGTGCAGTACAGGCGCGTGTCCACTATGCGATGGCGCAGGAGTTCAAACTCATTGCTCATCTTATTAAGGAGTACACCGCACCGACGTATGAGTACAATCCTGACTACGGAGTAGGGCCAGAAGCGAAGAAAGCGGACTATGAAGTTGTTGAGGTCTTACCTGTCTCTGATCCCAATGCAGCGACAATGGCGCAGAGGATTATTCAGTATCAGGCAGCGATTCAGTTGGCGCAGCAATCACCACAGATTTATGATCTACCCGTTCTCCACAGACAAATGCTGGAGGTGATGGGGATTAAGGACGCCGATAAGATCGTTAAAACCGATGATGATCTGGTGCCTACCGATCCTGTGACTGAGAACATGGCGATTATTAACCAAGAGCCAGTGAAAGCCTTTATCGAACAGGATCACGCCGCACACCTCGCGGTGCATCAATCAGCTATGCAAGACCCCAAGATTGCACAGGCAATCGGGCAAAATCCACAAGCGCAAGCCATCATGCAGGCAGCACAGGCGCACATTGCAGAGCATGTAGCCTTCCAATACAGAAGAGAAGTAGAAGCACAGTTGGGTATGCCCCTGCCTGATCCAGAGCAGAAAATGGATGCAGAAACAGAAAGGCAACTCAGTGTTATCTCCGCACAAGCGGCAACACAGGCGCTTCAGAGAAATCAGGCGGAATCGCAGGCGCAGATTGCACAACAGCAAGCGCAAGACCCCATCATTCAGATGCAGATGCAAGAGCTTCAGCTTAAACAGCAAGAGGTACAGCAGAAGTATCAGATTGAAATGGCCAAGCTCCAGAATGAAATGCAGATAGCCATGATGAATAATGAGAATAAACTCATGATTCAGGGCGAAAAGGACAAATCAGCCAGTGCCATGAAGAGTGTAGATGTAGGGCTTAAAGTCGCTGAGAAAGTCTATGGCGCAGGAGAAAAGGCAGACGACAGAGCCTTTGGCGCAGAAGAAAAGGAAAGAGATAGAGCGTTTAATACCGCACAAGGCGAAGCGCAACGTACAGCACAACCAAAAAAGGAACCTAAATGAACGCGCTAGAGCTAGCTATCAAGGAGTTTGATGACATGATCGAATCGCGCAAGAACGCGCTGGCAAGAGGTCATGCTAAAGATTATGCTGAGTATCAGCATATAGCCGGGGTGATTACGGGTCTAGCCACGGCCAATGAGAGACTGAAAGACCTGCTTAAATATCAAGAGGAACTGTAATGGAAAACGCAGCGCTATCTGCAGCTAACATCGACGTTGAGAAAACCAAGGAAACGAGCGAAAGCTTGGCAACACAACTGCCTGATCCTGTGGGGTACAAAATTCTTGTGGTTAAGCCTGAAATTGAAGAAAAGACGGAAGGGGGTATTCTCAAGCCTAAAGACTTTCTTCGCCGGGAAGAAGCAGGAGCCGTAGTCGGGTTTGTGCTTAAAGTAGGGGATATGGCTTACGCAGATAAGGAAAAATTCCCAACAGGGCCGTGGTGTAAAGAAGGTGATTTTGTGTTGATCGGGGCTTATCGCGGTTCTCGGTTCAGCGTAAATGGGAAAGAATTTGTCATGGTAAATGACGATATGGTGGAAGGTGTTGTGGCTGATCCTAGAGGGATCAATCGCGCTTATTAAACTTGAGGAATAACTCATGCAAACAGAAAAAATTGGTGATGATCTTGAGGTAGGTGGCGAACTACCTGAAGTCGAGGTAGAAATTGTTGATGATACTCCTGAAGAAGACAAAGGCCGAGAGCCGCTTAAAGCGGAGAAGGACGAACAGGAGGACGAGCTAGAGAATTATTCTGAGAAGGTGCAGAAACGCATCAATCAGTTGAATCATCGCTACCACGACGAGCGTAGAGCGAAAGAAGTGTTGGTTAGGCAGAATGAAGAAGCTATCCGCCTTGCCCGGACTGTCTATGAAGAAAATGAGCGGCTGAAGCAGACGCTTAGCTGGGGCCAGCAGGAATACGCCCGTGAAGCTGAAGCCAAGATTGACTACGCTCAGAAGCTGGCAGAGGACAAGTATCGCAAAGCCTACGAAACAGGCGACACCGATGGAGTCTTGGAAGCGCAGAGAGAACTGAATGATACGGCTATTCAAAAAGCGCAGCTTCAAAACCAGATTTCCACTGCAGTCCAACAAGCCTCTTTACAACAGCAAAACAATACTGTATATAGTCAACCCGAACAACAGTATTATGAGCAACCCGCATCCGATTTCAGGCTTAACCACCCGGAACCTCGTGATTTACGCGCAGAAGATTGGGCGTCACGCAACCCTTGGTTCGGTAAGGATGAGGAAATGACTTCATTCGCCTATGGGCTGCATCAGAAACTTGTAAACAACGGTATTGATCCGACTTCCGATGAGTATTATCAGAAGATCGACAACCGCATCCGAGAAGTTTTCCCGCAAAACTTCCAAAAGTCACGGAAATCGTCAACCGTGGCTCCCGCTTCCAGAAGCACTGGTAGCAAGAAAGTGACGCTAACCGCCAGTCAAGTGGCAATCGCAAAACGTCTTGGTGTACCTTTAGAAACTTATGCCAAGTATGCAGCAAAGGAGATGAACAATGCCTAATCCAGTTGGAAGACCCCCACGCTCAATGGAAACACGGGAAAATGAAATGCGTCAGGTTTCTTGGAAACCTGCTTCGGACCTCCCTGTGCCTGAACCGCAAGACGGATATGTATTCCATTGGAAACGCGCATCAATGATGGGTGAAGCGGACCATCGCAATATGGCGCAAGCCAGACGCGAAGGATGGGAACCCTGTAAGGCAGAAGATCATCAAGAATTTGCGAATGACCTTGTAGCTTTTGGGCTACAAGCTACTGGACTGATAGAAATTGGCGGATTGGTTCTGTGTAAGACAACGGCGGAAAACGCCGCAGCGCGTAAAGCGTACTATGAAAACCGGACCCGATCCGATATGCAGTCGGTTGACAACAACTTCCTGCGTGAAAGTGATCCTAGGATGCCTCTCTTTTCCGAGAAGCAATCTAAAGTGTCTTTTGGTCGCGGTGCCTAAGTAAAGTTAGGGCCGCACAGTAAACTTTTAGGAGTTAATTATGGCTTATCCTGCTGTTGGTGGCCCTTATGGGCTTTTGCCGATCAATCTGGTCGGCGGGCAAGTATACGCTGGTGCAACTCGGTCTTTGCCGATTGCCTCTAGCTATGCTAAAAACATTGGTTTCGGTGATACCGTCTCCATCATCTCTACTGGCTATATCAACCGTGTAGATTCTTCTACGGGTGCAGCGAGTACCTTCCCGATCCGTCCGGTCGGTATCTTCTTGGGTTGTTCTTACACTGACCCGACTCTGAAGTACAAGGTCTTTAAGCAGTATTGGCCTTCTGGAACCGTGGCTTCTGATGCAGTAGCAATTATTGCTGACGATCCCGATATTCTGATGAAGGTGGCTGTTGTCAACAACAGCGCTGTTGTTGTGACCTCTAGTGGTCTGACTCTGGCCAATATCGGTGAAAATGTTGGTTACTACCTGAAGGCCGACACCGGCATTTGGGCAGATGGTGTAAACACCGCAACCGGCAATAGCACTCTGGCTATTGATAAAAATACTCTTGGCACGACCAATTCTTTGCCGTTCCGCATTGTCGATACGATCAAAGAAACGGCTCTGTCCGATGGTACTTTCTGTGAGGCTGTTGTGGCATTCAATGCTCCGTACACCTCTATCTCTCAGTTGGCTACCTCTCCGTTCACTGTCACTGCGGCAGTAGCTGGTGGTCATCAGTACCGTAACCCTACTGGCGTTTAAGGAGTAATAATCAATGGCTGCTATTTCACGCGCTCAACTACTTAAAGAACTCTTGCCGGGGCTTAACGCCCTCTTCGGTCTGGAATATGCCCGTTACGGTGAGGAATGGAAAGAACTGTTTGAAATCGAGAGTTCCGAGCGTTCTTTCGAGGAAGAACAGAAGCTGTCTGGTTTTGGTGCTGCTCCGGTTAAGAATGAAGGTTCTGCTATCGCATACGACACCGCACAGGAAGCTTGGTCCACTCGCTATACCCACGAAACCATTGCTCTGGGCTTCTCCCTGACCGAAGAAGCGATTGAAGATAACCTGTATGACTCACTGTCTGCTCGTTATACCAAGGCTCTGGCTCGTGCTATGGCCTACACCAAGGAAGTTAAGGGTGCCTCTGTTCTGAACAATGGCTTCAACTCTAACTACGCTGGTGGTGATGGGGTATCTCTGTTTAGCAATGCTCATCCTCTGGTAAGCGGGTCTACCATTTCTAACGTACCGTCTACCCCAACTGATCTGAACGAAACCTCTCTTGAGAATGCCGTTATCCAGATCAGCCTGTGGACTGACGAACGCGGACTGCTGATTGCAGCTAAGCCGAAGAAGCTCATCATTCCTCCGGCTCTGCAGTTCGTAGCTACCCGTCTGTTGGAAACCCAGCTTCGCGTAGGCACCACTGATAATGATGTGAATGCCATCGTGAACAACGGCTCCATTCCGGGCGGTTGGGCAGTTAACCACTTCCTGACTGACACCAATGCTTGGTTCTTGCAGACCGACGTGCCGAATGGCCTGAAGCATTTTGTCCGTGCTGCTCTGTCTACTTCAATGGATGGAGACTTCGATACCGGCAACGCACGCTACAAAGCGAGAGAGCGCTACGCTTTCGGCTTTAGTGACCCGCTGTCAATGTTCGGTTCAGCCGGTTAAAGCCTTGTAAATCAAGGGTTTACGGGAAAGGGAGCTTCGGCTCCCTTTTTAATGCCCAAAAAAAGTATGTGATGCAATCACGGTATCCTGTGTCGTAACGCGCATTACCTGTAACTAAGTCCTAAATAAGCTTGACACGGTTTAAGCAATATGGTTTACTACAGTCTCGGAGGACTTAAAAATGCCATACGCGCACGATCACATAGGAATTTACAAGATAGTGAACACCGCCACAGGTGGGTGTTACGTAGGACAATCTCAACGAGTAAAGAAAAGAGTAGCGGAACATTTTAGGCTTTTACGGCTTAACAAACACAGTAATGACCATTTACAGAGCGCTTTTAACAAATACGGAGAGGACAAATTTGTTTGGGCTATGGAAGTCGAATGTGAAGATTTGACAGATATAGATGCACTAGAAGAAGGCTTTATACAAGGTGGAATTGCTTTTCAAGAGCCATGTGTGTACAACATAGCGGACTTTGCTAAAGCACCGATGAGAGGCAAAGTTCATACAGACGAGACGCGTAAAAAAATACGCGAATCAATAGCCAAAAATCCAGAGCACCTAGCTAACATTAAATCTAAAGAGCACCAAAAGAAGTGCGAAGCAGGGAGATTAGCCTCAAGGCTTAGCAATCCAGAATGGGTTGCAAAATTAAAATTTATCCTAGATAATGACCACATGTCCTATGCAGCGAGGGGAAGGCATGTTGGTAAAGACACAGGAAGTGTCAGAAAACTTTACCTTCGTTACATCCATCTTAAAGGAGTTATTTAACCATGTTTTCTACATTTTCTGGTCCGATCCGCTCTGGTACTGTTCGTTATGGTACGGGCGAAAACTGCGGCGTAGCCGTTCTTGTTCAAACTGAAGCCCTTCCTGCTGCTGCAGGTGCTACCACCGTTGCTGTTCTTCCAGCCGGTTCACAGATTCTTGATATCATCGTAGACACCACTACGGTATTTAACTCAGCGACTACGCTGAAGATTGGTACTTCTTCCAATGATGACGAGTTTGTAACCCAGACCACCATCACCACCGCAGGCCGCAACGACCTGTCCTCTACTTATCAGCCTCTGACGTTCATCAATGTCGGTACTTCTGATGTTCCTGTGATTGCTACCACTGCAGGCAGTGCGGCTACGGGCGCAGCGAGAGTCACGATTATGTACGCTCAGAAGGCATCTAACGGTGCTGAAGACCCCGCAACTCCGTAAGGAGCAGGCGCTATGGAGTGGCAGAACTTTATAGATGCGGCGATAGCGATAGTTAGTGCCTTTTTCGGCTGGCTGTTCAAGATAATATGGGACGCTATCAAAGACCTTAAAGATGATATGAAAGACCTCAACACCACTCTGCATAAAGAGTACGTGCGTAAGGATGACTATCACATCGAAATGGCTAAGATAGAAACCATGTTCCAGCGCATCATGGACAAGTTAGACGGTAAGGCAGACAAGCAATGACTATGCCCTCACGAGGGATTTCCTCAATACAACGTAAAGCGACAGGTGATGATATGAAATGCGGAATGAAAAAAGGCAAAGAAGTTCGTAAAGGCATGCTCAAGAATAGCAGCAAAGCCAAGACCAAGATGGACTTGATGAATGTCGGTGCCGCAGAGTCTGCGGGTAAGATTCCGGGCTACTACAAAGGTGGCAAGGTTGATGGCTGCATCAAGAAAGGTCATACAAAAGGGCGTATGGTATAAATTATGGCAGGCGGAGCACAAGGCGGCGGGGGAAGACCCGCAGTAGGTGGAAATCTACCCCAGTATCAAGGCATGCTGCAGAACTACCGTCAGGGTATGGCTGGGGCTCCTTCGCAAGTTCCGGGCGCTAACGTAGCCGCACCCGGTGGGGGTATGCCTCAGCAGTTTGGTATGGCTAAACCTGCTGTAATGCCTCAAACGGGCGGAGTAATGCCTCAAGGTCCACAGATGTCTCAGCCGCTTCCAATGGCTCCGCAGGGACCGCCCTCCGCTCCGCAACAGCCGCAAATGTCACCAGAAATGATGGCGCAGCTACAAGCGGCTATGCAACAGCAGATGGCGTCTCAGCAGACTCAGGTAAATAGCGCACCGCAGGGTCCGATCAGTGTAGGAAGTTCCCAACCGATGGGTTTACCACAAGGCCAGCCAGCAGTAATGCCTCAAGGCCCGATACAAGCGCAGCCGCAACCCATGCCTCGTCCAATGCCAAGACCCATGCCAATGCCACAGGTACAAGGCAATCCGAATGCTATGCCACTGCAAAGGCCGCAGATGCAAGGTAGGCCGACCATGCAAATGCTTCGTGGTAGACGGTAATGGCTAAGTCTGCTGCGTGGACTCGGAAGGAAGGAAAGGATGCAAAGGGTGGGCTCAACGCCAAAGGCAGAGCCTCCTATAACAAGGCGAATCCCGGCAAACCGGGTTTGAAGCCCCCTGCGCCTAACCCGAAGACCAAAGAGGATGCAGGCAGGAGGAAGTCATTTTGCAGTCGGATGCAGGGTATGAAGAAGAAGCTCACCTCTGCTAAAACAGCAAATGATCCGAATAGTCGTATAAACAAAAGCCTGCGGGCGTGGAATTGTTAAGGAATTAAGATGGCTAATACAAGTGTTGTCAGTTCAGTAAGCCGCTTAGGTAAGTACGAACCCTTTAATCTTCAGGTGTCACGTCGTCAGGTTACGATGCACGAACCTGCTTATGTCTGGGGGTATAGCACTCTGATTGGCGCAACCCTCCTTCCTGTTTGGGATGTGAACCAAGCTAAGCCTTACTTAACTACCGCAGCGGTCATGAAGGTTTCATCGGGTTCTGCAGATGATGACTCAGCGGGTACGGGAGCTAGAACGGTTCTAGTCAGTGGTTTGGATCAAAGCTACGACTCCATTTCTGAAATAGTCACTTTGGATGGGCAGACAGAAGTAGCGACTACCAAGGCTTTCCTTCGTGTGCTGAGTGTCACGGTACTCACAGTGGGTTCTGGTGGGCTCAATGCTGGGGCTATCTATGTGGGTACGGGTACAGTCACGACAGGTGTCCCTGCTGTGGTTCATGAGATTGTGCCGATTGGTATGAATAAGAGCCAGTCAGCATCGTATACGGTCCCTGCTGGATATACAGCCTTTTTCTCTCGTGGAGGTATGACGAGTCATACTACGGGTTCGGGGCATATTACGGGGCGTTTGGCAGCAAGCAATCAGGGTTCTCCGTTTGTTACTTCGGCTGTCACGGTATTTGCCAATACCGTTGTTGAATATGAGTTCGACTATCCGCTGGCTTTCCCAGAAAAGACTGATATTGAAGCGCGGGCTATTGCCTCATCAGGCACCCATGCTGTTTCAGCTTATCTTCAACTGATTCTTATCAAAGACAACGGTCAAACCTAATGGCTAAAGAAGTTTGGGAAAAGGCGCGGCCTAAAGGCTTGGGGAAACCCAAGAAGCTATCACCTGCCAAGAAGTCCTCAGCGAAAGCGATGGCAAAATCAGCGGGTCGTCCTTACCCAAACTTAGTCGATAATCTAAGGGTGAGTCGTAAAAAATGAGTGAGGAAAAGGAGTGCCCTGTTTGTACTCAGACTAAAGCATTAGACCAATACTGGAAAGGACAATATTGTTGTATTGAGTGCCAAAAATATAAGCAAAAAAACAGTTGGCTTAGCAGAACACCCCAAAAAAGGCTGGAGCAGCATCTTAAGTACAAATATGGTGTCACCCATGCTGAGTTTTTACAACAATGGGATGCACAGCAAGGCTGTTGCGCTATATGTAAAGATGCTTTACCTGATCTCATGACGTATGATAATCGTAGGCGTGGTTACGCAATAGACCACAATCATGAAACTGGGGAATTTCGTGGTATACTTTGTACAAGTTGTAACTCTATGTTAGGTATGGCTAAAGACTCTATTGAGGTTTTACGCGAAGCCATCAAGTATTTAGATGAACAGGGTTCTTATGCTACGAACACTGTAGCAGTCGATAATATGCGGGCAGCGAAAAAGAGAAAGTAAATGACCACTTCAGGTACAGCGGTTTGGAATCCTGACGTAGCCGAGATTATCGAAGAGGCTTACGAGCGTGCGGGCGTAGAGATACGCACGGGCTACCAGCTGAAAACAGCAAGGCGTAGCCTCAA